CGAGTCGTAAGTGTTCCCGGAATAACTGACATCGTGATAGTAGTCAGTCAAATATATACCTGTCCCAAGATCAATTGAGACTAGGCTGCAGAGGTCAAAGCTGTCTTTTGCCAGCTCTGTGATCAGTGCGGAATTTATATTTCGAGGCATTAAAGAACCTCTATTAAGTCAATTTCGAAGCTGTATCTGTCAAAGCCAGAAAGCGACCATTCTTGTATGTCATTCTCTAGCCGCACGGTAAACGGCACATTGTTGTAAGTGACGATCTGATCGTTTCCGACGGCTTCAACCAGGCCGGGCTGTATATTTAGCGTTCCAGCGCCGGATTGATCTGCTGTCACCATGTAAACTTTTTGCGATCCCTGAAACTTAACAAAGTCGCCAGCCTTAATTAGCCCGGAAAAGCTGTCGACCGCTATAGTTGAGTCGCCTGCTGCATGGCTTCCGTTTGTTCTCATCGTTCCCACGGCGCCGCCTGACGAGCTAGAAACTACAGGAGGCACAATAGTGAACTCCTCAACGCCTCCCTTCTGGGCCATTACAAACGCAAACACGGGCGCAAACTCCGACCGCTTTAAATCATTATATCGACCCTTTATCGCCCATCTCTGAGCGCCTAGTGAGCGGACCTGCGTTCTCCCGCTACGAGTCTCTGTCCTCAGGTTGGCATGGCGAGAGGTGATTTCAACGCTAGCAAATTCCGGGTCAGTTGGGTAACTCATGCGATTGCCGCCTTACCTTGATCATTCAAGGCTTCATTTATTACGTTAATAATCAACCCTCGACGCTGAACGAGCAGCTCATCAAAGCCCTGAGTATCATTTGCCTGGATATTAAACGACACGTTTGCGGTCTTATTAACGACTTGGCTTTTTTCGTTGCGAATTGCCTCGTTTGGCGTGATAGATCCGCCGCCGTTGCCCATCGTAAGAACCTCGGGACCGCGCTCTCCTACCATGTAGGACTCGCCAGCGCGCACCTGACCGCCTAGAGCGCGCCCTGCGAGCGATTGCGCTGCATACTGTGCGCCAGTGCCAAGTATCGCGGCAGCGGCTGCAGCGCCCAATGCGGGCCCCACAAACGGTATTGGAGCCAGCGACTTGTATGCTGACATGGCAGCTGCATAAGCATCTGACATAATCTTCTTTGCATTCTCGCGCTTTTCTTTGTCTAGCAGGCCGATCGAAAGCTGGGCTGCAGCTCTTTGCTTTTCCGATTTATTCTTAAATAGTGCGTTTTCCGCATTCATAAGCGCGTCAGTTAGCTCGAGAGATCCCTGGCCTCGATCAGCCGCTTCCTTCGCTGCGATTTCAGAACGGCGTGCAGCCCCGTATTCCGCAATCTCTGCGAGGGCCTCCTCGTACTCTTGCGCCGATATCGTGCCCGCAAACTCTGCCTCATCTAATATCTTCCTCTCTTCTGTAAGTCTCCGCCGCAGCGACTCAAGCTCAGTGTCGTTTCTGGTCATAACACTCTGTAGCGTTCTCTCCGCAGATGCTTCCGCTTGCTGCTCTGCCAGCTCCGCAGCTCTTTTCTTTTCTTTAGCTAGTCGCTTCTCTGCCGCTTCTGCTGTGCTTGTCGCTCTAACCTGAGCTTCACGCGCTGCCGTTTCTTCGTAGATGCTCTGGATTAGCATCTGAGTGTCCTCATCGGCGCCTCTGAGGCTGGCTGCCTGCACTGCTAAAGCGGCAGCAGACATTCCCACAACATCGCGCTGGCGCTCTGCCGCCTCAATCATCTCCTCGATCGTTTGAGCAAAGCCATCCGTAAATTGCTTGGCCTCCTCAAAGCTAACTCCCGACTCACTTAGCACACCGTTAAATGCATCTAGTGCATCGCCAGCATCCTGAGCAGTGGCAATCTGCTGGAGCATAGACGTAAGGAATTTCCTAAACTCAGGAGTTGCGTTTTCAGCTCCTTCTGCAGTTTCCCGCAGAGTTCTCGCGACGCCAGCAAGCCCCTCCATCGTTGGGTCAAATCTGAATTGGTTTAATTGATGTCCTAGCAAGGCAGCAGACTGCTTACTGATGCCAAACTCTTCGCTCATGATTGCGACTCGTTTAGCTGCAGCAACAAAGTGAGCGTTTGCGCCTGCCTGCGCGTCTCGCGTGTCCTCTGCGGCCATCGCGTACGCCATATAATTCTCAGCGCCACCCGTCAAAGATCGATTGATCTCTCCGAGGGCGTTGCCGATGTTCTTTGACGCGGTTTCGAATGCCGTCTCCGCATTCATAACAGCCAAAGCAAGCTCGAGCTTTGCTAGATCTCTCGACGACTTGGCGGCATCCCTAAGCTGAGAGCTGAACTGTATCGCGCCATTTGAGCCCCTTTCGAACGCATTGCGGACGTCGCCTATTGCGTCAGATAGTTCTTCGGAAGCGTCTTTACTGTTGAAAAGTGCGGGAAGCATAACGCTGGCGATAGCTGCGCCAATACCGACCACCGCACCAAGCAATGGGACGCCAAGAATAAAGCCCAAGTCAGAAGCCTGGACGCCGACCGCTCGCATTGGGTTTTGTCCGGCAGCAATCTGACCGGCGAGCTGCTCGAACTGAATTCCAGCCATACCGGCCTTTCGGCCCAGACCATCAATGCTGCGCGTGCCATCATTAGCCGCTTTTGGTAGGTTTTTTGGAATTGCGCCTTTGGCTTTATTGCCAAATCCCTCGGCGGCATCACCTGCGGTTTTGGCGGCGCCTGCGACGTCCTCAAACTCATCCTCGAGAGCCGCTGCAGATTGACCGAGCTTTTCTACGTCGGTTTTTGCGCGCTTTACGTCGCCAGTCTCGACTTTAAGAGTTAATGATCCTACTTCTGTGGCCATGCTGGCGGCGCTCCTCGATATCTACTCAGCTGCATGATCGCGCTGACTTCCCAAGGGTCCAATTTTACACCCGTGAGCTGCTCATATGCCGCTATTTCCGCATAAGAGTGAGTCGGCATCGACGTGTACGCTTTCCATGCATCGTCGTGATCAACGCTCAATTTCGGTGCTGATAGGAGGTCTGGCGGTGTGACGCCCGTCGTCTTCTCGACCTGCTTCAGCGTTTCAAATCGGCTGATGTCAGAGCCATCAGGGATGTTATGTATCCACATACACCACCGACCAAACGTCACAAACTCATCGGTCAGCCGCTTATAAAATTTTCGCCGTTCCCCAGAAACTCAAGCAGCTGCGTAACTACTCCAGGTGCGTCCTGGTACAGCTCTCTGGCGTTTTTCTTGCTGAACTCGTAGTCCTTACCGTCCTTTGCAATGCCTCGCCACTCAAGCGTTACAGACACCAGGGCGTCGACGTCCATCTTGTCGAAGTCGAGCCCCTCCTCTTTACTTTGGCTTTTAGCTTTCAGTATCTGAGACGTCTGCGCTTTCTTTGCTGCCCTCCACTCGCGGGAGTCTGCGCCCATGATCGTGATGAACACGTCCGTGGGCTCTCCGTTGAGTGGATTCGTGATGTTGCACTCCGCACCCTGCGCGTGAGTCTGGGCTGTGGCTAATTGTGCAAAATCCATTAGGCGTCACTACGAGTGATTTTGATCTGAGAGTCGTCTCCACTATCAAACAGCGCGACAAAATCCATCCCTATCGTGATCGCGCCCTCTCCTGATACGTCAGGCTGTCCGCTGTTGTATTTCACGTTAGAGAAGTCGAACACGTAGCTATTGCCGTCCAGGTCTGTCAGCGTCAGCGTGATGCTAGACGATGTCTCGTTGAGAAACTTCTCATAGAGAGTTTTATTCTGGAAGTACGTGGTGAGCGTCCCAGAGAGCCGCGAGCGACCAATCGAAGGGCGATTAGTTGTCTGGCTGCCAACCGAAAAAAGTGGCTCGATGCCGTTCTCCAGGGTGAACTCGACAGAGGTAACGGTCGCAATTGAGCTTCCGCCTTCCTGGATTGATCCCGTGAATGAATCAAATGGAACCATTCCAGCGTCTGCGGCAAACGTGGAGCCTGTAATCGCCGAAGTTGCGAGCGTCAGATCCTTGCCCACGACGCCAAGAGTGCACCCGACCATAGCGTTGGGTGATACTGAAAGCGCCATTGAGTTAATTTCGCAGCCTCTGTAGGTGTGAAACTCGGGTGTCGCTAAGTCGCCAAACTTGCGTTGCATCGTAAACGATCGGCGAGTCGTGCCTGCTTTTAAGACGTCAGCCGCCCAAGTGCCGCACAAAGCTGCCTCGATCAGGTCGTCGAATGACTCGTATTCCAGCTCGGCAGTAACCTCCCCGCCTATGGTCTTGTTACCGTGCCGGACGTCCTCAACCATGCGATCGCCTCTCAGCTTCTCGCTCTCGACTGCGTCCTTAGACACGCCGAGGGTC